TGCCGGTGGTCGAGCTCCCGATGAACGCCACGTCCTCGAACCAGGCGATGGCCTCGGGGAAGAACGAGTTGAACCAGGTGTCGAGGGGGGTTACCGAGTCCTGCAAGAGCTCGTTCGGGATGGTGGTGTAGGCGGTCAGCTTCTTGGCCTCGAGCACCACCCTGGAGAACGACGGCGCCGACGCGGTGAGCGCCGCGCCTTCCTCGGTCCAGTAGCCCACGACTCCGCCGTAGACGCTGGAGGAGTGCGACGTGTCATCGATCGACGGGAGCGGGACGCGCAGGCTATCCATGGGGATGATGCGCGCCCGCGGCCTCACGATGGCCTTCTCCAGCGCCACCATCAGGATCTCGGACCGCAGCACCTCCGGGACGAGGAAGCCGCCCTCTGCGGGGATGCGCTCGGACAGCGCGTTGTGAAGGCGCGTCTTATAGTCCTGGAATTTGGCCACGGCCTCGGTGTCGCCGCGCTTCTGCGCCTTGTGCTCGCCCACGTAGACCGCATGAATGAACGAGCCGAGGCTAGAGCTGTACTCCTCGTCGTCCACACAGGCGCCCATCGCCGCCGGATTGAACAGCTTCTGCTTGGCGACCTGCTGCTGCGGGTCGGACAGCCGCGAGTTGGCGACCGAGCGGCCCTTGCGCGCGTCCCGGTTGTTCAGCGCCTGCCCGGCTCCCGGCTTGGGCCGCATGCCCTGCGCTTCCCAGTCCTGGAGAACCTGCTGGGTGCCTAGCTGGAGCTGCTCGCGCATCTGCACGGCGAGCTCGGCCTTGCTGTTCCCCATCGAGGCCTTGATGTAAGCCTGGGTGAACTCACCGAACTGACCGGCGGCGAGGATCTCGTTCATCCGCCCGTCATCGTTAAGGCACTCCTCGAAACCTTCCGAGGTCTCGGGGATCGCCACCTGACCCTTCATTCATGCGCTCCCTTCAGAGCCGCTCGGATGGCCCCCAGGTCGATCCCGGAGATATCCAGGTGTTCGTTGTCGTCCGGTTCGTAGTCCGGGTTGATCTTCTTCATGAGGCCCTGCAGCTTGCTCTTCGCCTCGCTGGCGTTGGTGAGGCCCTCGGTCTGCGGCAGCCGGCCGAGGGCGGCCTTGACTCCTGCCGCGTTCGGCGCGTCGCCGGGGTGGTACTTGTACGGGAGAGCCCACGCGTCCTGGGTGGACTTGTCGCCGGACTTCTGGCCCGCGCAGATCCCGGCGTAGAACGCAGCGGGGTCGTCGGACGCGGCGCCGTTGGCCATGGCCTTCGGGCCGTCCCACGGGCTGTTGTCCACCCCGTCAGCGGCGTCGCGGAGCATCTGGCGCACGATGTCCCAGATGGCGTCAGCGTCGAGCCGGTCCGCGGACTGCTTCGGCAGCGGCTTGACCGGCTTGCCGTCAGCAGTCCAGTAGTCGTGGTCCGTGTCGCCTCCGGGCGCCGCATCACAGTCCCCGTCGCCGTCAGGGTCCACGCAGGGACTCCCGGGGTGGCCGTGCTGCTCGGCCATGGACTTCTCGGCGTCGGTCAGGCGGTTGGTCGGCTGGCCGCTGCACGCGCAGTCCGGGCCGCACATCGAGCAGCAGGCACCCGGCTCCATCTCGCCGCTGATGTGGCCAGCGTGGTCCGTGGTGCCGTCGCCATCGGCAGCAGCGTGAGAGTGGCGGTGGTTGGCGTCGGGTCCGTCTGTTCCGCCGTGGCTGTGATCGTGACTATGGCTCGCGTCGCCGCCTTGCGAGTTGTAAGCGGGGTGTCCGTGTGCGTGGCTGCCCGTCATGGGCGCGTGATTGCCGTCGGCGCCGACGATGACCGGCCCCTTCGCCTGCGCCTGCGGCATCGTCCGCAGCCTCGCGGCGATCCGTCCCGGCACCGCGGAGAACGCGGCGATGTCCATGCCCGCGGGCAGTTCCGCGTCCCCGTCGCCCACCCGGTCGGCCAGCCCTGCGGCCACGGCCTCATCGGCGGTGTACCAGGTTTCCTGTTTCATGATGTCGCGCCACTGCGCGGGGGTGCCGCCGGAACGCTCGGCGTAGATCTGCGCGATGTTGTCGCTGTTCTTGCTGAGGACGGCGGCGGTCTTGACCATCTCGGCCTCGTCGCCCCAGCACAGCGTCGACGCGTCGTGGATCATCATCATCGAGCCGGGCTGCATCACCCGGTCCTGGCCGGCCTGCGCGATCACCGACGCGATCGAGGCGGCGATGCCGTCCACGACGGTGGTCACGGCGCCTTTGTGCTTGCGGATCGCGTTGCCGATCGCGATGCCGTCGAACACGTCCCCGCCGCCGGAGTTGATATGCACCTCGATAGCGCCCTTGACCTTGCCCATCTGCGCGGCGAAGCCCTTGGCGGTCAGGCCGTTGCCGTTCCAGTCGACCGACCCGATGTCGTCGTAGACATCTACCCTGGTCGGGCCGCCGTCGTCGTTCCGGATGATCCGGCACTTGATCGGGTTGACCTGGCTGCTCATCGGGCTCCTATCCGGTTCCACGCGGCCAGCTGCTTCCAGGCCGGGGAATCCCATCCGGCCGCATGCCGCAGCGCGGCCTGCGCCGCCGCGGCCTTGGTGTCCTGCTGGCTGGCCCCGCCTGCCGCCGCGGTCTCGTCGTCGCCTGCGCCCGCGGGCGCGGCAGGCGGGGCTGGCACCCAGCCGGGCGGAACCGCGGGCTCCTGTACCGCCTTCTCGACCACGCCCATCGCCGGGAGGCCCACGACCTCGGTCACGTCAGCCGGGTCGTAGCCCGCGGTCACCAGCGCGAGGGCGGCGTTCGCCTTCGTGGTCAGTTCGAGCGCGTCCTGCTCGCGGTTCTGCGGCATCGGGTAAACGAAGTCGAATTCCACGCCGACACCGGTCGCACCGAACAGCGGCAGCAGCTGGTTGTTGAGTACGTCGCGCCATCTTTCAAGGCGCGGCGACACTTTCCACGACGCGAATACTTCCTCGCCGGTCTGCGCATTGGCGCGGTTTACATCGTCCGTTACCCCGGTCATGACTTTGTGCATCCCGAGGGCTTCACGGATGGTGTCGCGCATAACTGACCGCAGATTGGCGAAATCCATGTCCTTCAGGTTGCGGGCATTCGGCACCCAGGTCGCGCCGCCTTCGAGCACCGCGATGCGGTGTGCCCTGGCCACGCCCCGGTGCGTCTCCCGCCACTGGTCAACCAGCGCGTCGAACTCGCCGTCCTCGAGTGAGTGGTCGAGCTGGATGACGCCGCCCGGCTCGGCGGAATTCAGGAAGTAGTTCCTGTTCCATTCCCCGGCGTACCTTGCCGCTTCGATGTCGGTCAGCACCGAGTGAATGGGGCCGCAGCCCGAATAGGGATCTTCCGGGTCGGGGTACTTGTTGAAAATGACGTCCGTCGGCAGGAGCGGGATCTTTTCCTTGCCGTCCGGGGACGTGTAAACGTAACCCGCGAGGTAATTGTTGCGGTCCGGGACGGCCAGCATCCTGTCCGGGCGGACCGGCCACAAGCCCAGCGGGATGGACGACACTCCCTCGGCGCGGTCTACCACCCAGTAGCTTTTGCCGCAGGTCTCCATCCAGATGTTGGAGATCTCGAACAGCCCGAACCGGGTCCAGACCGGGAGCTTCGTGCTGCCGACCGCGATGGCCGCGGGGATGTTGAGCAGCGACAGCGCGGCGTGCTGGACGACTTCCTTGCGCTGGTCGCTGCCCGCGTCGCTGGTGGTGTAGCGGCGCCGTCCGTCGACCGGGGCGGTGCGGAACAGCTTCCAGTCCTGCCCGGCCGCCGCCGCGGCCAGCAGGCCGACGTTGGCGAAGACGGTCCCGTTGCCCTTGTACGCGCGGATCAGCGTCAGGTCCACGTTCGAGCCCGTCGCCATCCCCGGGAGCATCTGCATTCCGCTGCTGCCGCCCATGGGGACCGGAGGGCCGGAGTTGCGGAGGGCGAGGGCCTTACCCACCAGGGACCGGCCCATCAGGCAATCACCCACTGGCCAGCGCGGATGAAGCCGTGGTCGCCGCAATGGCACAGCAGCGACGGCGAGAGCGTCAGCGGCTCCCAGGATTCGACGGTCCAGTACGGCCCGCTGAGATGCGCGCGGGCCACCGGCACGTCAAAGGTGATCGCGCCCTCGCAATGCTCTCCGCCGGGCAGTTTGTG